TTTGCCCCGGGGTCAAAGGGCTCCAGTGCCAGCGCTGCTCGTTCTCAGGTTCTAGCCACCGAGCTACCTCGGCTTGATGGGCGCAAGACTGGCTATACGGTTTACATTGTGAACACCGCGACATATATTAGCGAGCTCAATGCCGGTAGGTCCAAGCAGGCACCAGCAGGATTTATTGATCGAGCCCGTCTTGCCGCAGGTGCCGCTTCGCGTAAGATAAGGATGCTTGACTGATGGCTGTTTTCGAAGACATCATTATCCGGGTCACCTCGCAAGGCACCAAAGAGGTAGCCCAGGGTCTCGGTGCCATCGGCAAGGAAGCCCAGTCGACCACAGGTGCGCTGGCCGCTCTGAACCGCATTGCGTATACACTTGCAGGTGCGTTCAGCATTAAGGCTCTGGCTGACTACGCCGACCAGTACAGCAACCTGACGAACCAGCTTAAGCTTGTGACCAAGAGTGCCGGTGAGCTTCAGGCAACTCAGGATCGCCTGTTTAAGACTGCTCAAGAGTCTCGTACGAGCGTCAAGTCGCTGACCGATCTGTACGTCGCACTCAGCATGTCTCAGAAGGAGACCGGCATCTCTGGCGAGCGACTGCATCGCGTCGTCGGCGTCATCTCGAAGACACTGACTGTGTCTGGCGCTTCTGCATCCACGGCGTCGAATGCTTTGCGTCAGCTTGTCCAGGGACTTCAGTCTGGAAAACTCGGCGGTGAAGAACTGAAGTCGGTCTTGGAGAACACCCGCTACACTGCTCAGGCTCTGGCGAAGGGCCTCGGCGTTACCGTGGGTCAGCTTCGTAAGATGGGTGAGGAAGGAAAACTCACCGGTCGAGTTGTTGCCGAGGCCTTCCTGAAAATGGAGGCCGAGGTTAACCGAGATTTCGGCAAGACAAGTATCACGATCTCGCAGGGTCTCCAGTTGATCGATGACGCCTTCATGAGGTTCATCGGCACTACCGGTGAGACCAGTGGTACTATCAGCGTTATTGCCACCGGTCTTAGGCTGATCGCTGAGAACCTACCCGCGATTGTCACCGGCCTGGCTGTGCTCACCGCCGCGTGGGTGACGTATCGTGTTGCCGTGATCGCGGTCGCCGCCGCCCAGTGGCTTGCCAACGCTGCTATCGCGGCTAGCCCCATCGGTCGAGTCGTAACCGTCATCGCTGCTGTGATCTCACTTATGGTGCTCTACAGCGCCAGCGTCAAGGGCGTTATTCCTCTGCTCAAAGAGTGGTGGGATACGGCCAAAGGTCTCTACGAATTCTTGCTCGATAAGATTAAAGGTATCATCGAGGGCTACAACTCAGTTACCGAGACAATCAGTACCTCGGCCAAGTCGTGGGGAGAGTCCATCAGCAGTTTCATCGAAACCACTAAGCAGTGGTTTATGGACTGGTATGAATACCTGAAAACTTTCTTCACCGAGACGATCCCCAACACGGTTAAATCGGGGCTTGAGTCCGTTCAACAGTTCTTCATCGACATCTGGACCAAGATCAAGAGTTTCGTTGTTGGTATTCTTGATAGCATCGTTCAATCGATCCAGAACATGGTCAATCGGGCCAAGTCACTGCTTCAGCAGATCATGTCCTATTTGAACCAAGGACAGTCCGCCCAAAACCAGTTGAACTCTCTGACTCAGGAGATGAGGCAGGCTAAGACTGAAGACAGCCTTCGTGAGCAAGTCAATACTCGAAGAGTGGAAGATCTTCGGACCCCCGATGCCATTCGGACTCCTGATAGCATCAGGTCTCCCGATAGTCTTCGGGTTCCGCAAGAAATTAACACTCCCAATGAGATAAGGGTTCCGGAGACCAGTGTCTCGAACGTGCTCACCGCTGTGAAGGACATACTCGTCGGCAAAGACCCCAGGGACAACGCCAACCTTCGCTACGTTCCGGGTCAGCGCGCGACTGGCGGCCCTGTGAGCGGCAACAGCCCGTACATCGTTGGCGAGAACGGCCCGGAGGTATTCGTCCCTGGGTCCAACGGAACCATTCTCCCGAACGGCAGTGGCGGTGACGCCTTGGCGACGGGCTCGCCGATGACCCCCACCAAAGCAGTTGAGCTGTTGGCCGAGGGCGTCAAACTTGGCGTGAAGGATTTGGAAGAGCTCCTGAAGACTCTTGTGGAAAACACCACTGTGAAATCGGGAAGTTCCTTCAGCGGAAGTTCTTCCGGAGGGTCCAGCAGCGGAAGTAGCCCTAGTAGTTCGGGTGGCAACAACATGACATCCGCACTCAACAACTACGTGCAGCTGACCGGCGGTGACGGCTCAGGCGGCCAGGCACCTTCCTCTGGATCAGGTGGCGGTAGCCTACCGGGCAGCACCGCTGAGAGGGGCATCTCCAATACCTCCAACGATGATGTTCTTGCCTATGTCAAAGGTTACTACGACCTGATCGTCAAGAATTGGGATACAAAGGGCATGTATCTCACAGATAAGCAGCGGGAGCGCAACTACCTCAACGAGCAACGCTACCTTGCCAACGTCCCGAGCTCGCTTCAAGAGACTGTGCAGCAGCTTGCCAACGCTCGACTGACAACGAAGACGACCGGGTTCGGTTTCCGCTCTGGTGGTGCGTTCAGCATCTCGGGCGGAACAGGCGTCGATAGCAAGATCGTCCCAATCGCGGCGTCGCCGGGTGAGCGAGTCGACATCCGCACCCGTAAGCAGGTTCGTGACGAACAGGGCATGGGTGGCGGTGATACTCATGTTAGCGTGTCCATGGTGGTGAATACCCCCGATGCTGACAGCTTCCGCAAATCCGAAAAGCAGATATCGCGGGAGTTTCTCACTCGCATGGCCAAGGTGGTGTAGTGATGGCATTCGACAACGTTCGCCTTTCCGACGAAGTGGAACAAGGGGCACAAGGTGGCCCCAAGTTTCAGACATCAATCGTCGCACTCGGTAATGGTGCTGAGCAGCGCAACTCGGATTGGTCCCGAACTCGTTCCTCCTGGGACCTAAGCTACGGTGTGCAATACAAGGAAGACGTGCAGGAGATCGTTGACTTCTTCTATGCTCGTCGCGGTAAGGCTCGGGGTTTCAGGTTCAAGGACTGGTTTGACTATCAGGCTGTCGACCAGGCCCTTGGCACCGGCGACGGCGTAAAAACAGCTTTCCAGCTTGTCAAGAACTACACCAGTGTGGTCACCTACGTTCGCAAAATCACAAGGCCCGTCGCCGGCACCACTGTGGTCAAAGTCAACGGTGTAGTCGTCAGCGCCACTGTGAACGTTAACACTGGCGTGGCCACGTTGCTAACTGCTCCCGCCCTCGGCGCCGTCGTGTCCGCGTCTTTTGACTTCGACTTCCCCGCTCGTTTCGATACCGATGAGTTGAGACTCAATCTACGCACCTTTAGGGTTGCGTCCATCCCCGAAATCCCGGTCATTGAGCTTTACGAATGAGCCAGACATTTTCAGGTGCGATGACAACTGCACTGGCGCAAGAACTCACGTTCCTGTGCCGCATCTGGGAGCTTGTGCTGACTAGCGGCGAGACCTTCTACTTCACCGATAACAACGAGAATGTTACGTATAACGGACAGCTCTACAAGTTCGACCCCGGCATCCAGGTGTCCGCAATCGCTGCGGCGGCGGGAGCAGTCGACAACAACTGCACTGTAACCGTTAGTACTTCTGCTAACTTCCTGACGATGGCGCGCATTCGACAAGGCGCTCTGGACAGCGCTCAGTTCGATCTCTACGTTATCGACTGGCGAGCCCCCGATACCTATGGTCGCATCGAACGATTTTCCGGCTATGTATCCGACGTGTCGTTTCATGATAAGGGAGCTGTCGTTCTTGAGCTGACTGGTGACATCCGGGCCGGCGGTAAGACGACAATCGGTGAGTTGTACAGCCGTACATGCCGGGCGTTGCTTGGCGACAACCGCTGCAAGGTTGATCTTGAGCCCCTGGCCACCGACGTCACGATCACGAATGTCTCTGTCGATGGCTACACGATCACGGCGACTGAGCTTGTGGGCATGACTTCATCGTTCCTCAAATTCGGCAAAATCAAATGGGCCACAGGGCTCAACATCGGCCTTGAGGACGAGCTTAAAGACAACAGTGACATTGGCACCGCCGAGCTGATGTATACACCCCGCAACCCTGTGGCTATAGGTGATACAGGTCGAGTGTATCCGGGTTGCGATAAGCAAGTTGAAACCTGCGGTGTCAAGTTTGCCAATCTTTTGAACTTCCGTGGCGAGCCCTACGCGCAGGATCAGGTTATCATCAGTGTCGGTGTACCGGCGCCAAACACCAACCAACAACCGCTTGACGGTCCTGTTTAGAGCTAGGATTATTCATGTCTGTCTTTGCTGATTTGTTTGGCGCTAATTGGGCAGTATCAGGGCAACAGGCTGCGTCTGATCGCGATGCAGCCACCATGCTCGCACAGAACGGCAAATTTCAGGCAAGCCAAAAAGCACAGCTTTGGGGCAAGGTCATCCCGATCACCTACGGCGTGCGCCGCATTACCGGCCAGTTGCTGCAAGTCGGCAAATATGAACAGAAATCGACGTTCCGATATGTCACTTCGTATCAGGAAAGTGGCAACGTAAGCAATGTGTCTGCACAAGGGACTGGCACCGATCTGACACAGAACTTGACGTTTGCCCACGTATTCGGAGAACCTGGTAACCCGACAAGCAAGCAGTTGCTTATGCGGCTCTGGATCAATGGCACGCTCGTCTATGATGCACAAACTGGCGAACGCCAGCCCGGACTTAAATTCGCTTTCTTTGAAGGCACAGAATTGCAAGAACCAGATGTGATGTTGAATGACGAGCGGTACGATTATCCCGTACCGTACCGCGGTCTCATGTACATCACCTTCTATGACTACGTCATCAGTGATGCTCAGAACATCATTCAAACGCCCGGTCATCAATTCTTCGCTCCGATGGTGGAAGCTGAGTTTTGGGAGCTGACCGCTAATCCCATCGTTGAAAACAAGAACGTTGATGCAAACGGTGTGCAGCCTGCAAACCTGTATGGCTCAAGCGGTGGTTTTGATGCACGCCGTGGACTGTATTACGTTCCTGATGCCGATGGTAACATTTGGACGTTTGACGTTGCTCTAGGTGAGTACGTCAATTCCGTTAAAATAACAGGCTGGCCTACTGGTCTCGCTAACAACTATCACTACATTGGCGGTGGAACACCAGCACACTTTTTTATGGAGTTCGGTACGCCGTATTTTCTGTCATCAGTTGGTGGCAGCAACTCACGTATGTATGTACTTGTTAATGCGGAAACTGGTGTCATTACATCGCATGTCGGTGTAGACAGTTCCAGCCTAGGACCGTCTTTAACAAATCTCGGTGCTGCGCTTAGCGCAAATACAAGACAAACGGCTGAAGGTACTGAAATCATTTATTTCAATATTTTCGGTTATCCCTTCCGAATGACTGCTTCGCAAGGGCAATTGCAAGTTCATAGTTTTGGTGCTGATTTTGGTAATATCCCAACAATCTCTGAAAGCTATCCTGTGTACATTGCAGGTGTAGGTTGGAAGATCACGTTTCAGAACAAACTCATGGAGTTTGATGCTGTCACTGCCTATTACACTGGTACTTATCCCATTAAGGCAGTGTTTCAGTCGAGTGTTTTTCCTGATCTTGTTATTTTCGAGCAAGACAATGTCACCGCTGACTGGCGTGTTTATAGAACAACGCGTGATGGTTCCAAAATCTTTTGGGAATATAACAATGTAACGCATCCGACGATGCGCTTTTCCTCTATTGTTGCACAAGCTTGGCGTACACAGAGTTTCACTAATCAACAATTCATCGCTTGGACCGATGGTACAACAACCTATCGGCTCGATATGCTGTCCGGTGCTGTTGAAACGATCACCAACAGACAGCCTGTTACTATCTCTAGCAGCACGATCTATGACGACTACTCACGGCAGTTCATCACCTCAGGGGCAGAGTATCCGATTTACAATTCGGAAACCGGCCGCATCACGCTCGAAAGCTTCCTTCGCGATCTGGCGAGACGCCAAGGCTACGCAAACGGCGATGTCTCTGTTGTGGGCATTCCAGATACTATCGTCGGCGCGGCAATCACGCAAATCAGCGACATCAACACGATCCTTGCCGACATCGCTGTTGCCTATCGTTTTGAGATCGTTCGTCGCGGCAAGAAGATCATCTTCACGCGTCGACCTTTCGGTTCGATCTTCTCACCAGACGGCACACTGACTCGCGACGATATGGCCATCCTCACAAAGGATGAAGAGGCCTACGTGCAAGTCAAAAGCTCGCGTGCTGATGGCGATCAAGTCCCCGGCAAGATCAGGATCAATTTCATCGACCCCGACTACAAATTCGTTGTGAACACCGTCGAGCATGCTCGTAACGATGCAACAGCGGACTTGTCAGCCGAGCGAGTACTCAATCTTCCCATCGTCATGACGGCCTCCGAAGCGGCCACGCTTGCTGCACGGGCCATCATCACCTCTGTGGAAGCTCGTCTTCAGCATGAGTTCCTGCTACCGCAGAAGTGGCAGAAGATCGAGCCGGGTGACTACTACAGGATACAGCTCGACGGCTACGTTGACACAACCAGAATTGAGAACGTCAGCTATAATGCCGATCACACGCTGAGCATTAAGGCCGGCGCCATCACGACAACCACAGGTCCGGCAGTCGTCATGAACGACTACGTTGCGCCGATTGTGACACCCAACGAACAGGGCGCCTTTGCCGCAACGGTGCCTTTGCTTCTGAGCATTCCGTTGATGGTGCCTTCGGATCAGCAAAGTGGTAACATCCTTGAAACCTATGCAACTCTATTGCCCGCGGACCGCGGCTCAAGTGCAATTGGAAGCATCGTCAAGTCAAACGCAGGTGCTGCGGACTTCCCAATCAACATCGGGTCGCTTACTCAAACTGCTGTTATTGGTCGCGTCATCAATGACGCCTCGCTGTTGAACGGCGTACAGCCAAATATCTACGAGGTTGACAGGACGCTGGTAATTCGCATCAGTCAAGGCGATGCCAGCGTGTTGAGCGCCGCCAGTTACGTTGACGTCTTGGCAGGCGCAAACCGTGCTGTGATCGGCGCCTATGGTCGTTGGGAAATCATTGGCTACACCGGTGTTAGCTTTAACCCGGCCAATAGAGCATTGACCTTGACTGGTGTGGTACGCGGGCTTCGTGGAACTGAAATCCATAGCAACTCCCATACTGGCAACGATTACTTTGTAGCGTGGCAGACCGGCTCACGCGTACTCGACATCACCACTGTGGCCACTCAGCTTGACGATACAGTGTACTATGCCTCACGCAATCTCGCTGGACAAGTCAACTTGCAGGATGCACGAGGTGCTCAAGTTGCTGGCGAAGCTCGTAAACCCTGGGCGCCGGGTGTCACACTGGCCGCTGCCGGTAATGACATCGTGATCGCATGGAACCGCCGCACTCGCCTGTCGGGGCCTTTCCTCAACGGCTCGTCTTCGGTTCCGCTCGATGAGGCGTCGGAACGGTATTCGGTGGACATCTACCGAGCGGGCAATCTTGTCCGGACGATAGATGGTCTCACCGCCGCGACTTACACCTATACGCAGGCAGAGCAGCTAGCCGATGGTTTCACCGGCGTGCAATCTGAACTAACACTTGCTGTCTATCAGCTTAGCGCCCTTGTGGGTCGTGGTTTTGGAGAGGTGAAAAACCGCTATGTCGAATAATCTTGATCTGACGGCCGTACTCGAAAACCAGGCCAACAAAGAAAACACCATCAATACCAACACAGGGTATCTTGATGCGGCCTTGACGGAAAAAACTGCCGTCAATGTCAGCGCTAGCAACGTAACCCTAACTGGCTCCGTTTACAGGCGGGCAACGCTTTTCAACATCACTGGCGCCGCTACAGCGGGACGTACGGTGACACTCCCGGCAATCAAGAAGATGTCGGTGTTTAGCGCTGACGCCGGCAATACGGACAACGTCACTGTCGTCAAGGGGTCAACGACAGTTGTACTCGTCCCCGGCTCCAATGCCATGCTGTATACTGATGGCTCGGCTAACGGTCTTGAGATCGTTGCACAGAGCAGCGCGGGCATCGTCAGGCCTTACGATATCGGGACGTGGTGCGCAGGCCTACCAGGCTCAAGTGAGAAGCTCCTTCGCTACAACTACGTTCGCAACGTGACACTTCCGGCAAATCTTGTGGGCAGTCGTGTTACCGCCGCAGTGGCAGCTACAGCTCAGACAGACTTTGATGTCAAAGTCAACAATGTCAGCATCGGTACGATCCGCTTCGCCATCGCTGGAACCACGGCAAGTTTCGTAGCGTTCGCTGGCTCAAGCATTGTGATCAACGATACGTTGGAAATCATTGCACCCTTCACACAAGACGCAACGCTAGCTGACATCAGCTTTACAATCGCGGGAGTTCAGGTCTAATGGCCAACTATTATGTGTCTTCTGTAAAGTACGCTGCCCTGACGGCTTGGGCTGCGGGCTCCGCTGTCAGTATCGGCACGATCCGCAAAAACCTAACGGGTTCAAACCTTCGTGTTTATCGTGCCGAGAGCGCTGGTACAACTGGTGCGTCGGAGCCCAGCTGGAACACCAACTTCAACACGACAACCAGCGACAACGGCATCACATGGCGAAATATTACCGGCAGTGAGACTTACGCTTGGACAGCGGCCGCCGCTACCATAGGCACCATTAACTCCGCTGCAAGCATAGGCGAACTCGATACCATCTATGTCGATAGCACACACAGCGAAACCTCCGCCAGCGCTGTGACCATACCGTTCGTCGGCAAGATAATCAGTGTTGACGCCGCTGGTAGCGTACCTCCCGCTAAAGCTGACTATCTTCGCGGTGCTACCGTAACTGTGCAATCCGGTGGTAGCAATATCACGATCAACGCTGCCAAAGTTCTTGGCCTGAACTTCATTGCTGGCTCCGCCACGTCAACGGCTGTTAGCATCAATTTTGGAGCGAACGGCTACTACACTCACCTGCTCGACTGTTTCTTGCATTTGAACAATACCGGATCATCCATGATCAACGGTACATCAACACTTGGCGGTGTTGTTGAGTTCGATTGCAACACCAAGGTTCGCTTCGGTGGCAACGCATCCCAGCGTATCAACTTCACTACGATGTCGTTCATCTGGCGTAACAGCGACGCCAGCGACACCGTGCAGTGTCCATCCGGTTCTTGGCCTACCTATCTTATGTTTGCCTCGTCCGGTTACGGCAGCACTGTGAGCAAGTGCATTGGTCTTGACTTGTCGGCTTTCGGCGGCACGTCCTACTGTTCTGCCGACAGCGGTCACTTGATGTCTTTCGAGAGCTGCATTCTTGTAAAGAGCAAGTGCACAATCAGTTTCTCCGGCACTATGGGTCCGGGTGTCCCCACAGTCTGGTATCTTAACAATACCTACGTTGGTGAAGATCGTGTTTACGACTTACTGTCGGTTGGTCGAACGATCCAATACACCTACGCTGCCACTGCATCTCGCGCCAACGGTGCCCTCAACGCCGTAAGCACCTACTCCATCTGTGCGCGTTTGTCCTCAACCAATTCCAACGGCGGCTACGCCGACTTCCCTCTTGTGCGTAAGTACAACAAGGATTTGGGGGCTGGCAAGGTTGCCACACTTCACGGCATAACGTTCTATGGTACTCTGCCCAAGATTAGCGAGGTGAACCTAGATTTCTTCTACAACGTCGATGCCGATACAAGTTTCTTGGCAGATATCAAGGAGCCGGCAGACAGCATTGACGACGGCACACTTGTTAGCAGCGATACTTCGGATTGGTCGGCTACGGCTCCACTGAGGCAAAATCTCACAGCCTATGCTCAGGGTGACTGCATTAAGATTGCTAGCAACCCGGGAAAACTATTCTGCAAAACCAATACTGGTAGCAGTACGACCGCCGGTAGCGAGCCCGGGGGGTTTGCCACGGCGGTCTACGGCGACACGGTCTCGGACGGGACGTGTACATGGCGATGCGGTACTCCCTTCAAGCTCGAGGCTACCTTCACAGCGGCTCGCGAGGGGTTCATCACCATGCAGCCCCGCCTCCGCCCTGTGGACGTCAACGTCTACTATGTGTTCATCGACCCTAAAATCACGGTGGTGTAATGGATGAGGCTCAGATCGGCTACGAAGTTGTTAGCGGCAGTGACGCCGCTCAGCAAGCACAGATCGGCTACGAGGTAGTCGAACTGGAGGACGACACTCCGCCACCCAGTGGATCACAACGACGACCCGTCATTCTTGCCATGGGCTAACCGAAGGAAATCGATATGCAAGCTACTTACCTCTTTGCCTTGCCGAAAATCCTGATCCATGAAGGCGGTAAGGTCAATCACCCCGACGACCCGGGCGGCCGCACCAATCAGGGCGTGACCCAGCGGGTTTATGACGGATATCGTCGTACCAAACGACTCCCCACCCGCACCGTGTATGACATGGAGGTAAGTGAGCGGAACGAGATTTACAAGAAGCAATACTGGGACGCGGTCAAGGGCGACAAACTTCCACAGGGTGTGGACTACGTTCTCTTCGACGGCGCGGTCAACTCAGGTCCTGGTCAGTCGATCAAATGGCTGCAGCGTGCGCTCGGCATGGCGAAGATCGATGGCATCCTAGGCGAAGCGACACTAGGAGCGCTCGAAGGCGTTGTCGATCATGACGTGCTGATCGCTGCAATCATCAAGCGTCGTGAAGCCTTCTTGCGTGCGCTGAAGACGTTTAAGACGTTCGGAAAAGGCTGGATGTCGCGCATCAGTCAGGTGCTCAAAATCGGTCAGTCTTGGGCCAAGGGCTCTGTGGGTCCTGCGCCTGTTTACTTCGAGAACGGCAACCAGAAGGCTGTCATCGCAGATGCGAAGCCGAAGCTCACCAAGGCAGTCGCAGATGGTGCAACCGGCGCAGGCGCAACGACCGGCACGATAGCAGCGACGCTGGAGAGCGCGAAAGACACGCTTGCGCCTCTCGCAGGCGACAGTAATGTGATTTCCTATGTCATGACTGCGCTGATCGTGACGACAGTCCTCAGCGTCGCCGCAGGCGTTGCGTATCGCATCATCGCAAAGCGTCGTGACAAGCAACTGACCGATGCGCTTGACTTGGAGGTTCCAGCATGATAATTATGAAGACCCTGTGGAGCGCACTTACGAGTCCGGTGGGCCTTATCATTGTGTGCGTCGTCGCCGTTCTTGCCTACAGTGCAGTTATCTATCGGGAGGGCAAGAACAATGGAGCATCAGATGTCATCAACCGACAGAATAAGTCCGACAGCAAAGTCATCGAAGGCGCTCGTGATGGCCGCGACGATGTTGACCGCTGTCGTGCTCGGGGGTTGTCTTGGTCGAGAGACACCGGTAAGTGTTCGTAGCGCTTGCGACGTGTTCACCGACAGTCTGCGCGACGTTCACGCGACGACAGCTGAGGGCGAGGACCGTATCTCGAAACACTTCGAGTCCGGCATCCGAGCCAAGTGCTGGAAGAGATAGTCACATGATCATCGTTAGGGTTTTCATGGACATCAAGAAGCACTTCCCGGTCCGACGTTCTGAGTGGATTGGGTCGGGAGTGATGATCCTTTGGGGTCTTTTCATGATCCTCGATGAACGATCAACCGTGCCCGGGTGGGTGGGGTTGGGTCGAATGCTTCAAGGTAACTTTGGGGCAAGTCTCTTGATGGTACTCGGTAGTTTGAGGTTGCTTGCCCTCATCATCAATGGTACATTCCAGAAGACGTGGTACGGGAAGATCTCGCCTCACGTTCGGGTATTTGCGTCCATAGTTTCTTGCATGGTTTGGCTACAACTATGGCTAGCCCTGTGGAATGGACCTTATTGGACCACAGGGTTGGCGGCGTATGCGGGCTATTTTGTCCATGACGTACTGAACGCTTTCGCAGCTGCGGGTGACGCAAAAGAATTGGACAAGGCGAGACAAGATGCTAACGCTACCGCCCGAACTGACAAACCCGTCTAGCTTGCTCTTTTCGGCGTGCGTAGCATTAGGCCTGATCCTCGGAACCGCCTATCGATACGTCACGAAACAGGTTCCGTCGACTGAGGAGAAGATCACGACGAAGGCCACCGACGTGATCATCGCCGGTGGCTCTTTCTTGGACACGACTGAGTTCAAGGAGATGGGCAAGGACCTCAAGCGTATTGCTCACGCAGTTGAGGAACTTGCGAGACTCCGTAAGGAGCAATCCGCTGATGAAGAGATGGAAGAGAAGATGGCCATGCTCTTCGACAAGCTATCAAAGAAACTAGGTCACCTCTAAAGAAGACCCCGGTATCGCTACCGGGGCCTTGTCTACGGGTCGTCAGGTCGTTTGCCCGATGGACGCCCGGCGAACCCGGACGCCTAGTTCACTTGGACTTCTTGGACTTCGCCTTGGTCTCGGGCTCGTCCTTCGCCTTGGACTTCGCCGGCGCCGCGTCCTTCTCGGCCTTGATCTTCTTCACGACCGAGTCGAGCTCGTCGCGGGTGTTCCAGCCGTAGGACTTGCCGGCCTTCTCGATGCCGTGCTTGCGAAGGGCAACGCGGGTCGACGCCGGATCGGAATGACCCAGGGCCTTCTGCAGATCAGCAACGCCGTACTTGAAGGACTCGGCGGCAGCGGCCTTCTCCTTGGCGGGCTTCGCCTTGGCTTCGGTCTTGGCGGCGGGCTTCTTGACGGTCTCGACTTCGGTCTTCGAGGATTTCGGCTTCAGTGCCATATCGTTTCTCCTTTGTAAGCGACGGAATGTCACCTCGTTCAGTTTGCTTTTCTTTGTTACAGCATCGTATCTATCTTCGTCAACAGAATCTTTTGCCATCAAGTAAAAGAAGTCTACGTAATTTTCTTGTCCGTGACGCTCAAGTCGGCTCTTCGCCTGCTCGAAATCGATCCAGCTGTGGGTCGAGGAGTAGAAGATGCCGAGTGATCCTCTGAACAAATCGACGCCAACGCCGCCTGTGCGCTGCTGAACCGCCAAGGCATCGATCTTACCAGCCTGGAAGTCGTAGATCATTTGCGTGCGAGGCTTAAGCTTCTTCTTGTCCTTGACCAGCCCGTGTATCTGACCTACCCTGTGATACATACGCCTGAGCAGCGACATGATCATATCGCCTTCGGGTCGATGCACGTAGAACACGACCACAGGAACTTTGTCCTGCACCTCAAGCAAGTCTCGTAGCGCGCGCAACTTCGATCGTCCGACGATATTGACCTCGCCGTCGTCGTCTCGGATGAACCCACCAGTGATCTGATGAAGCTTGATCTGCAGTGTCGCCTTCATGGGCGTGCTGATGATCTTCTTCTCGGTGTCCTGCTCGAACTCAACCACGAGATCTTTCTCGAGTCGGTCATAGAAATGACGCTGGATCGGGATCATGTCAAACACGACCTTCTTCATGGTCGAGCCCTTGAGGTTCAAGATCGACCGGTCGACGCGCAACGATATCTTGGCTGCGATGTCGAGGAACTTCTCCTCCAGCATCTTCGTGCGGAACTTGTGACCGTAACCCATGAACCCGGCCTTCTTCAGGTACTTCTTGAAGAACACTGGCCAGTCGTCACCCGCCCACGCCTTCTGTGCTTTGCCTCGCTTGACGACATCACGACTACCGAGCAGTCGGTAATCTACGAAGCGCAGGATCGACCACAGGTCGGTGGGATTTTTATCGAACGGCGTACCGGACATTGCCAGTCGCCTGGGCACGTCACGCAGCATGCGTGCGAAGCGCGAGGAGAGCGATGATCGCTTCTTCAGTCGTTGTGCTTCATCGAACGCAGCGAACGACCAGGGGACGCGCGCTAGGCGCTGACGCACGCGCTTGTTATTCGTGCCTTCGTAGTTGATGAACAGCACGCGAGGAAACGGCAGTTTCAACAGCTCGTCAAGTGTCGTCGCGACGTGAACGTGAGGAATAAGCTTCTGTGCTTTGTCGATCCACGTGCTGTGGAGATTAGTCTTCAAACAGACCACGATAGCTTGGTAGTTTGATACGTCCCGACTTTCCTCGTCGATCACTGCCAGTGTCACGTGGGTCTTCCCGGTTCCCTGGTCGAAGAACAGACACGTTCCGGGGTTTCGCAGGACGAACCTTGCCGCTTTTTTCTGCACGGGCCAAAGCGTTGAGTACAGCACTGACAGCTTGCTCCGGTGAGGTTACGGACTGAGCGACTGCTCGGCCGGCCACGCGAATGTCCCGCATGGTCTTCTGCTGAATTTCACTGGGCTCCTCGCCCGGCACCTTGACCTCGAGTGCGAAGAACAATCCTTCCACGCATCCGAGCAGATCGGGTATGCCAGCCTGCTGGAATGGCCCGACATAGATCTTCGCCCACCAGCCACCGCATTCTTTCTTGAGCGCTTTGACGATGCGACGTTGAAGTCGGGTCTCAGGCTTTTGGGTCACTCAGCTCTCCTGTGAAAAGACCCGAGCATTGCTGCCCGGGCCTTCTGTCACCAGCGTATTACCGCGGCTGCTGGCACGCCGGTGACATCACTCCTCGAGCAGGCCCTTCTCCTCGAGCGCGTCGAGCACTGCGCGAACCTTCTTGCGCAGCGTCTTGTGATCGTCCAGGTCGACTTCGAGCTCGTGCTCCTCGATCAGTTCGCCGAGCGCGTCCTCGTCCATGTCTTCGACTTCGGAGCCGTCGATCTTCTTGACCTTGCCCTTCTTGCCGGAAGCCTTCTTGACTTCCTCGACCTTGGTCTTCTTGCCCTTCTCGTCGTCTTCGTCAGCATCTTCCTCACCGCCATCCTCGTCCTCGAGCAGGTCGGCTTCGGTCAGCGCTTCGATCACCGCGGCGCGCTTCTTCTTGATGCCCTTGATGTCGTCCAGGTCGCAATCGATGCCGGAGTTCTCGACGATCTCCGCGAGCTCGTCCTCGTCAGCCTCGTTGACCGTATCGGCCGAAACCTTCTCGATCTCCTTGGCCTTCTTGCTCGACTTCTTGTCGGACTTCTTCGACTTCTTGTCGTCCTCGTCGGTATCCTCATCGTCGTCGCTTGCGTCGGCGTCAGCCTCGTCGGCACCGTAGAAATCCCAACGCATCTTGGTCTTCTCGTTGTACTCCTCGTGAGTGCAGACACCCATGACGGTCACGTCGGCGAAGTCGCTGGCATCGAGTTCGACCTCATCGTCCGGGACCTCGAGACCGCAAGCGGCGATGAAGTTGCCGAAGCGCCACAGAGCGGTGGGCTTGAGCGAGAAGTATTCGTAAACCTTCTTGCCTTCGAACTTGCCGGACATAACGGTCAGACCGACCTTGACCGACTCGTCCTCAGTCGCCAGGCTGTGGACGCTGAGCAGGTAGTCGTTCTCGGGCAACATGATCCGAGTCTCGACGCCCTTGAAATTGACTGAGACCTTGTCGGACTTCTTGTTCTTCGATGCTTTGGACTGGCGAGCCATCAGGCTTCTCCTTTGATCACTGCGATGATGTCATCATACTCAGGGTCCTCGATTGTCGAGGGTGCCTCAATCGCTTTCGGCTTCCTGATCTTCGTTATATACACCGGATTAGGACCGACGCGCAAACAATAAACGCTACGCTCGCTCCGTATTTTCTTCCCTTTTACCTCCTTCACTTTCTGCTTCCGCATGATGAACGTGCTGCCGATCACGTCGGCCGCGGCGTTCAGTGCATCCTTGACACTGGGCGACAACCGCGCACCAACCTCGGGAACGAGCTCCGAGTCCGATCCGCCGTCTTCGTCCGCGTTGAATATCCGCTGCTGTGCGATGAAGATGGTGTCCACAGGCAGTGCAGCGTACAGTGCCATCCACTGCTTCATGAGCGAGGCGACTTCGCCCCACTCCTGCTTCGTCATCGAACCCCAGTCACCAGCGGACTTGTTCGACTTGTTCTTCTTCTGGGCGACCACATGCTCAATCGCCATCTGCTGCATGTTGGTCGCAGTGTCGATCACGACGGTCTTCGGGTAGAAAGGCTTGCCGTCGTCATCGGTGAGCAACTTGCCCTTGATCTGGTCATAGAACGTCTCGACATCCTCCCAGTTCTCAATCGGGAAAACTTGGACGCCAGGGACCTCCATGATCGAGTCGGTACCCTCGTCGCGGAAATCGCCGAACGCGATAGGCTTCGGGAACGTGGCGGCAAGCGTGGTCTTGCCTGTGCCCGACGGACCGTAGAAGACATAAGTGCGGGACTTCTTCATGTCCTTGGCTTTCCTACCGCGAAGTGGCGGCCGCTCCTCACTCTGCTTCGACGAGCTCTTGGACAGTATCCTCATGGGTTTTTTCATCGTAGATGTATTCCCTTTTCATGATGAACTTGGTGTCGTGGCCGAGAAGTTCAGCCTTGCACAGAGGCTCGTAGTCGCACCAGGCGCAGTGCTTCTCGATTGTGCGCATCTTCAACTTCCCGTGATTATCGCGCATGTCCTTCACCGCGTCAATGAAGTCGGAGTAAATAACGTCTACGACTTTTGCGGCTACTGGATTGCGGATACGGAAGAAGTACTCGCCGCGACAGGTCTCAGCGTGTTTCATCAGCGACGGGTAGTCTTTGACCTTGAGTTTATTGTCGCTGAGGAACTGCTTGACCTTGGTCGGCAGCGTGTAAATCTTGGCCTGTGAGATGTTGCCGCCCTTTAGCTGCTGCGGCGTCGCGGGAGGCTTCGAGTGAATGTAATCCCAAATCGTGCCATCCAGCGACGGGTAGTTCAGCATCTCAGCGACGCGCAAGTAGACGGACGACTGGATGTTAACCCAGCGGAACTCCTCACTCGGGCGACGGTTGAACGATTTGTGTTCTACCAGCCACTTCATCTTGTCGGGTGTCTGACCGACCATATCGATCTTGCCTGTGAGCAGAAGACCCGGCTCTAGCGGAATTGTGAACGCATGCTCCGCGGTGCTACCGTTCACCTTGACGGGCTTGATCGAATTCTTGTCCTTGCCACCCCAGTAGGAAAAGTAGTCCTCCATGATGAAACCGATGTCGGCAACGAGTTCGCCGTACATGTCCTGCTCGGCCTTGAACGTCTTGGACTGATCGATCTCGATTTTGTCGAGTAACTCGAACGGGTCCTCGTTCTTGGCGTAAGCCTCGATCATCTCGTGCACGATGCGGCCGAACTGCAGCGGGCGACCGACACGAACGCGCTTGAGCTTCTCCACGTACTTGTAGTGGTAGGCTCGCTTGCACCGGAGCCACAACTTCGTCTTGGACTGAGACGCCTTGAAGACGTCCTCCTCAACCTTCGCTACTTCCTTCGACTTACGCGGCATGCTGTGCCTCCCATTTCTCAATCGATACGCCCTTTGACCAAGGACCGACGTTCGCTTCACCTTCGATACCTACCTTAAGATGAATGCCTAGCTTCTTCAACAGCGATGGGCCTTGCATAATCTCAAGCATTCTCTTCGTCACTTCGACCAGGTGATCGTTGCGCACTTCGATCAGACAGGCATCATGCACCGTACCCACAGGATAGATGATCGGCGCTTTGTACTCGGAGCAGATTTCGAGCAGTGCCATGAGGTTGAGATCATTGGCGAACGACTGCACCGGCGAGTTGATCGATTGGCGCAACGCCTCCTGCTTCTGTGGTGTGTCGTTCTGCGACATCGCCTCGGGCAGTCGACGCTTGCGACCGGACAGCGAACGCACGAAACCGTGACGTGCGGCGAACTTGCGCTGAGCCTTGTGCCACTCAGTGAAACCGGGGTACAGGTCGAAGAACGACTCACGCGATGCCTGTGCCTCGGCCTCAGTCACGATCACGTCATAGTTATCCCGGGCGTACTGAATGAACTTGCGCCACCACATGCCGAACAGATAACCGAAGTTGATCGCCTTAGCTTTCTTGCGCAATTCCTTCCAGCGAGGATCGATGTCAGCACATTTGCCGGGCCCTGCCTCGAAGATCGCATCGAGCGCTTCGCCGTAGTTCTTCGGCTTGTACCCGAGCAGCTTCGTCGCGGTCGAACGAACGAGATCGGGGTTGCTGCCCGCACGTCCCATCTCGCGCGTCATCGTCAGCCAGTGCGCGTCAATGCCCGAGTCGAATGCGTTCAGCAGGTTACGCTCATCGGCCATGTGACCAGCGATGCGCAGTTCGATCTGGCTCAAGTCAATGTCGAGTAGAGTGTAGCCAGGCGGTGCAGTGATGAGCGAACGGATAAGAGGGTCTCGAGGAACCTGCTGAAGGTTCGGGTTCTCGCATGAAAGTCGTCCCGTGACTGTACCATGCAACTTGAAGGAAGGATGAAGACGGTTTTTAACGAGGTAAGGTTTCCATCCCTCAATGAAGAAGGAGAGTTGTTGCTTAGCTCCTCGGTATTTGAGGAGTGCAGCAACGAGTGGGTGATCGATTTGCTTGAGGGCTGACTCGCCGGCACTAGGTGCTCCCTTCTTCGTGCGCTCTTTGATCGGCAGCTTCATCGTCTTGTAAAGGAGATCGCCGACTTGCTTAGGCGACCCCCAGTTGATCTGCGCGTATTTGTCGAGTTCGAGCTTCGCCTCGTCGATCAATTTGCGCAGGTGTGCCTCGGCCTCACCGAACTTCTCATGATTGACGAAGACGCCGCGATACTCGACGCCGATGAACAGGTTGGCCGACGGCATAAGGATATGCTCGAATACCTGCCACAGACCGAGGTCGGCCTTGAGTTCGCGCTTGAGACGGAAATACAGTTTGCGGGTATAGTAGACGTCGCACGCTTGGTAGGTCACGCATTGATCGAGCGGACCCTTGAATTGCTTGACCTCGAGCGGGACATCATAGTCAGGAGCGTTGAAGTAGATCTTCGACAGATATTTGAGATCGTGGTTCATATTCTCGTCCAGCATATAGTGGGCGAGCATCGTGTCGAAGTGATTGTGCCAGCGGACGTTGAACTTGACTCGAGACCACAGGAGATCGAACTTGCCGTTCTGTGTAACGAGCTTGATGTCTCCCGACGTTATCTTCTCGTCGAGCTGATCGACCATCCACTGGATGTCCCCGTCAGCCCAGTCAACGTCCTTGTGGAGGAGCGGGATTATCCACTGGTGCTTTGCTGTACCAAAACCGAGAGACGTAATCTCCCCATCAAACGCCCACGGATATAGACCCGTTGTTTCAATATCATACGCGACGATCCCTTCGAGATCAGCGAGGCAGCGCTTGAATGTTTTGCGGTCAAGGACCGTAATGACCTTAAGACCTTCTTCAACCGGTATCTTTCCACCGGTGACAATGGTGTGAAAGTTGATGACGTCCATCTTGAGGATAGGAGCTTGACGTTCATCGTAAGCGACGTAGGCGGGTGAGTAGCAGGGATAATAGATAACGTCATCGATCGTCTCCGGTAGACCACGGAACTTCTTGATGCCAGTCTTACCTGTGGCTGCTGTCAGGGCATGACCTCCGACGAGCAGCACAAAACCCGGTTTGATCCGGGCGAGCTCTTCCTGGAAGAACGTGTTCTTGCGCAGCTGGCTCTTCGTGGGTTTCTCGACGTAGTAGTCGAAGACCGAAGAGAATACTACATCATCGATGTCGAAACCCGCACCTTCGAGCATATCGACAATCAGACTGTCCGGCTCACCTGTACTTGTGGGACAAGTGTCTACGATCATTACCGTCCTAGACTTCTTCCGGCCCTTCAATAAGGCGTCCAGTAACGAAGTCTGTGACGTATCCGCTGGGCGTGATCTTTTCAACTTGGATACCATGATCGGCTTTCAGATGCTCGTTGATGCGGTACTCGTCCATGAACACGACGCGACCGACGGCGGGATACTTGAGGATATGCTTGAAGCAGTGCTCACAGGGGCTGTGGGTCACGTATAACGTGCAGACGCCGGGAGCATACGTCTCGAGCTGATAGGTGCGGTCGATTGCATTCTTCTCAGCGTGGATCGCACGCGAGCACGAAGGCACGCCGCACTCAACACCGTAGCAGTGACGCTCGCCGGCTGGCGGACCGTTGTAACCGATGCTCGCGATGTTATGAGTGGCATCCACGAGCACCGCGCCTACATTGAGACGGCGGCACGTTGACCTACGCGCTACCGTCTCAGCAATCGTCATAAACATCATGTCGCGCGTGAGGCGCATCAAAGACTCCTGAAGTCGTTTACGAAGCAATGCAGGGAAGTGACATGCATCGTAAACGAACCGGGTTTCACTGTCAGCCAGCGTTCTCCGAAGCGCTCTTGTAATTGTTTCAACATCCACATCTGCAAGCGGACGGAGAGATAGATGTCATCGCGGAAATGACGAACGAGATCACAGGATCGCAGATAGTAGACCATGTGGAGTTCGTCGTCCCTCATGATAAAGTGATAACCCAGAGTGCACGGTACCCGACCGCCATGAACAGCGCCGGTATCCTCAGGGAAGAACACCGGCAAGTACGCCTGTCGCGTCAGCGGATCGCGTCCCATCAGACTCACGACATCGTTGAGGTCTCCATATGGATGTCGTAACCCAATGTGCTTTGAGTCGTTCTCACCTCGAGGCCAGTAACGGCTCATGTAGTTGTGATTGAACCTTGGTTCCCAGTCTCGACCCCAGACTTTCTTTCGACTTTCAGACCAGCCGCCAGCTTTATCCTTGTTGGCCACAATGTGGTCGAAAGCTTCTTTAGCTTTATCTTTCTTGATAACTAGATAGGGCATCACCCCGTTAAGAAGCCAAAGTACTTCGAGAATAGAGTTGATCTGCCAATAGAAACAGTGGTTATCCACTACTTTCCCATGGATGTTGGTCTTAGTTTTCTCATTGTTCGAGGTAACTTTACCGACTCGGAACAAACCGAGCAAGTGGTCACAGATCATGCGATCCTTTTGATAGACCCGAACTACGCCTTGCCAACGTTCTTTTTCTTTTCGCCAATAGATAGTTCCCTCCCCATCAATCAAGCCGGCGAGATAAGACCACTCATGAGCCGGAAGCTCTGGGCCGTAACAGGGTTCACGGAACTCAGCAGCTTTGTTCGCGTACGGCCAATTCTTCCACTCAACGCCCGGATTGATCGGCGCGCCGCACACTCGCTCTTGAAAGTGATTTTCGGCCCACGGCATGTTAGCCCCTGTGGCCAGCCCCAAGGTCTCGATGTTGCGCTCACCGACATCAAACGCAAGCGTGACGTTGAGCAGCTCCTTCATCGCCGCCTCAGGACGCTTGGAGATGTCCTTACCTTGCCACGTGTCGGTGTGCACGTCGCAAGCCTCGGCCTTGAACTGGTTAATCACCATGTTGATGGCATCACGGATATAGATAAATCGGTTGTGAGTTACGCGCATCACTCGTCATCTCCATCGGGGGCAATGTATTCTTTGGCGAAGCCGGGATGATGCTTGCGCAGGTATTTCTGCCAGCGAGCCAACTCCTTCGGCGTCAGGGCTTTGCGAGATTCGTCATGTACGCGCATAGCCTGTGCATACTTCTCGATCCCGCGCTTGTGTTCGTCGCACAGATAGCGAGCCGTCCATTTGACGATCCACATCCAGTACATCTCATCCTTCTTGCGGATCAAATCGAGAGCTTCGAACGGATCGATACCGTTCTTCTCCATCTGGATCGCGGGGATGATGTAGTACATGGGATGGCAAGTGACGTTCGCGAAGTGGAAATTCAGCTCAGTCATGGGACAGTCGGTGAAGTCGAACCGCGTCAGCACGTCATCGCGGATGAAGCACAGATCGGCGGGGAACTTCTTGAACAGCTCTGTGGTTCGGTAGAACACGTCGACTGCGCAACCGGTTTTCTTGCCGAGCCACGTGATGCATACTGCCTGCAAGCACGGACCCATGACGCTCGCGCGTATGCTGCCCTTCTCAGGATCGGCCTTCAGCAGGTGATTGTAGCAGTGAAACGACACCGAGCCATACTTCGCTTTGCGCTTGCGCATCTCCCACAGCTCAACAGCTTTGCTGAGGGACTCCTCGTGCACGTATAACTTGTTGAGTGCTCTCCGTTTGTGTTTGGCGTACCCGATGTCTGTGTAAACCAGATCGGGCTTCACGTCCTCGAAAGTAAACTGAACTCCTCGGATGACCTTACGGGCACCCGAGAAGAAATCAGCTTTCTTGTGGGACAGGCGAATAACCTGTTCGAGCCACTCTTGTCTCATTTGTGAGCGTGGTCCTCAACCAGGTCAGTGTGCGACGGGGGGCGCCAGCCTTTCGGCTTGACGACATCGAACTCGCCATCTCGCTTCGAGGTGTTCTCGGAGTCGGCGCGTATCTTTTGCATGTTGGCGTAGTGTACGCGGTCCCAGCCTTCCTGCCACTTCTTCTCGTAGCCGTGCAGGTAGGCAGCGCCGAGGATCACATAGACCATATCGATCAACGCATCAAACTGTTCCTCGAGCTGATGCGTGATTTCAGCTTCATCGAGCTGGGAGTCACCGCTTGTCAGCAACCCTAGCTGATGCGATGCCGTGATGTACTCTCGCAGTTCCTCGCGGATGAAGTCGATGCGGAAGTCCGCAAGCTTCTTCGGCAACGCTCGAGACTTGCCCTCGTAGGTCAGGCCGAACCGATTGTGGAAATCGGCAATGTCTTGCATGTGCGTTTTCATTATACCCTCAGGGCGTTGACAATACGGGCCACGGTCTCGTCGAACTGTTCGCCACAGCGGTAGAGCATGTGGGCTCGACGCAGCCCCCACTCATTGTAGTCCGCCAGGAACTTGTCATAGTGCTTGCTCACCATTGCGACGTGCTCAGCACTATCATGCTCACCTTCGACGTGTCGACCAAAACCTTCCGGAGTCGGTTGGCAGTAGACGATCAGGTTCGGGCCAGTGAGCACGTCATCGATCAGTGACTGTGGGATATCGCTCATCCACGGAGTGAACTGCGAATAGATCGGATGGCTGAATGCCGGGTGTCGATCAAGGATCGCGTGCCCGTACGTAGCATATACAGAAAGGCGTTTGATGATCTCGCCGGGTTCCTTCTCGGGACCGCTGCTCGGGATCACTCGCTGACCGGTGAGCCGGCTCAACTCTTTGGCCAAAGTTGACTTACCTGACGCGTCAACGCCTTCCAGGATGATATTCATTTTGTGAGGTTTCCCGTAGTGACAATCACCGGTCGATGATTTAATGATATGTAAATCACCACACAGCGAAGTGTCAACCATATGCTCACTGATTATTACTCAGTGACCGAGGTGGCCGAAACCACCAAAGTCAACTACCACACCTTGATGGCGCGGATACGCTCCAACAAGATACCGGCGCACAAGCACGGGAAGGTGTACTTCATCCACAAGGACGAGGTCGCCAAGATCGAACCGCCGACTCCCGCGACATCACGCGCACGCTGACAGGACGGATTATGAGCATCGTAACTCGGACCTGGTCAAAAGTGCCAGGCGACTACTTCTTCATCTGCACGAAATCTCAATCGGGCAAGTGGAGAGACAAGGCCTTCAGTCGCGAGGACTTCGACAAGGTTGACGACTTCATAGACGAGAACGGTGACAAGAACCTGTATTGGTGTATCCATGGGTTCAGCAAACCGCAACGACGGGAGGAGTTCGCGATCCGACCCAAACTCCTGTGGGCCGATCTCGATGACGCTGACCCAAGGAAAATGAACGGCACGAAACCGACGATGGCGTGGGAGTCCTCGCCTGGTCGCTACGCGGGCGTCTGGCACATTGATCGCACGATGACGAAGGAACTCAATCGTCGCTTGTCTTACAGCGTCGGTGCTGACAAGGGCGGCTGGGACCTCACACAGGTTCTCCGCATTCCCGGCACGACCAACTACAAGTACGGTAAGGACGGCAAACCGGGCAAGCTCCTGTGGAACAAACCCAATGAAGTCGTGTCGGTAGCAAAGCTCAAGCAGCACCTGACCGAGCCTGAACGCAAAGACAATCCCAAAGTCGAATACAATAAGGAAGATGCCAAGTCGGTATTTCTTCGGTACGGCAAGCGCATTGATCCTGGCATCCGTCGACTGCTGCTCGCACAGAAAGCGACGGGAACTCGCAGCGAAGTCCTGTGGAAACTGTGGCATGGTTTGTTTGACGCCGGCATGGACGTTGACGAGGCGATTGCGATTATCACTCCCACCGTCTGGAACAAGTTTGCTGATCGTCCGGCTCAGCTGCGTCGTGAAGCGGACAAGATTATCACCGAGCGACTGACCTCCGGTCGATTGCGTGATACGAACCCACAGGCTGCCAGCGAAGAGTCAGACCTCGGGTACATCACGATGGACAACGTTGTGATGAAGCCTGTGACTTGGGTAACTCCTGGTTGGCTACCAGAGGGCAAGATCACAATCATCGAAGGTGACCCGGGCGTCGGTAAGTCCTGGTTCATGCAGTACATGTGCATCTCGATGATCAACGGCGACCGAGTGCCCTGCTCAGGCCAGTACGGTCAACGAGGCGTTCGGGATGGTCGTATCATGTATATCGATCTTGAGAACGACCCAAGCACGGACACGAAATCACGTCTGGTGGATATGGGGCTTGAGGAAGACAAGCTTTCCCACTTCATGCAATACTATCGAGCTTTCTCGCTGACGGACTTCGACGAGTTCGAGGAGTTCGAGAGGATCGTTGCATCGTTCAGGCCTCGCATTATTGTCTTTGATACCATCATGCTTTACATGGGATCAAGTGACACACACAAAGCTAGCGACGTTCAGCAGACACTGAGTCGGCTGTCGCTGATCGCTCAGCAGTACAACTGCGCTGTCGTCCTAATACGTCACCTAGGCAAGTCTTCGCGTGACAATATCAAGCACGCAGGACTCGGTTCGATTGCCTTCACAGGTATGGCTCGCATGGTGCACCTCGTTCGACTTCATCCAGACGATGAGGAGACGACAGTCATCAAAACAATCAAGGCCAACTTCTGCAAACCCGAGCCCGCGCTGAAGTTTCACATTGAGGCGCTGCCGGCGCAACGAGGTCGCTTCAACCGTGCACGTCTAGCAATCGACGGGTTCGATTATGACCTGCGCGACAGTGACCTGATGGGTAACAAGAAAAAAGACGACAAGAAGAAGGACGAGGCCGCACCAGAGGACCCGTCGAAGGCGCGCAAGTTCCTGCTCGACTATCTGTCGAAGGGTGAACGACCGATGAACAAGGCGAAGATCGAAGCGGAGACGCGTGCGATCAGCGAGCGCATGTTTGATCGGATGATTGTCGAACTCGGTATCAAGAAGCTGACCCGAGGCAAGGACATCTGGCTGAAGCTCAAAGCCACACCCAAGGAGGCGTGAGTCGCCAGCGAGGCGTGCTCATCGCCCAGCGTGTCGTGAGATACCGACGATACGCCTCATGCACCGGATACATAGTGAAATCAAGGTTGAGTGAGCGATTGCGTGCAGCGTTCACAGGCTCAGTTCGAGCGTCGCGATGCGTCGTGATGCGCACGAAGCGATCAAACGCCTCAGTCGTCATCTGTGCGCTCCTGTGCTGCTTGCTGAAACGTCGCTCATACTCGAGTGACAACGCGCACATGTGAGCGAACAGCCACTCGACGTTACCGAACGATGCTCGAGCCCACTTCGTGCAAGGATGATTGGCGTGACCACCGGTCAGGCGATAGGGATGATCAACGCCATGCTCATTGAGCACTGTTCCTACCATCTGTGCTGACTCTAGGATCATCTTTACTAGTCGCTGATCATCAAGCACGACAGCGCTCTTGATCGGGCATTCATCACTGGCGAAGATATTCACTAAAAAGCGTCCCTGCGTTGTGACACACAGGAACGCTAGACTAGTCGGTTGACTGGGTCAATCGCGAATAACTTACCCAGAAAAGTAAGCGGCTTTTTTCTCGGTCGGAGTAAGTCTACCGCCCCAACCAGTGAAGCAGAAGTCGGGCTTCTTTCCGACCATGCGAATGAAGGCCTGCTCGACAGCACCTCTCATCTGAGCATCGCCGCCCGAAGGTATGTGAACGTTTCCGCCGATCTTGCATTCCCAGACTTGGGGATTCGGGTCCTCGATCACCAGCATTGGTTTCATCTGGCGTTGATACCGCTCATGAAGCTCAAGACACTCGCGAAGGGTTGGTGCTGAGAATTCCAGCTGACTATCGCCGGCTCCGATTGAAATTTTATAGGCATGTGCCATCAGTTCGATCCTCCCTTCAGACTCCTGACCAGGTCTGGGAAACGAGCTTCCCGAACCTTCTTCATCGTCTCGGCAAGCACCAGGGTGTACTTGCTTGTGGGTGTTTCACCGCGCAGTAGTGATTTGCGCGAGGTATCACGCAGAAACTGCTCAGCCGCACAGGACTCGGCGAAGTACGCTTCTCGCTCGAGTTGCTGCAAAATTTTGACCAGCTCAGCCTCAAGCTCGTCCGAACGAGCATGATGCCTGTCCAGCAATTTCTCAACACGAGGGTCAAGCGTTTGGTCCGAGGACGTAGTCTCTTGCATATTGATCAATCACCTTGTAGTTGAATGTGTCTTGAATGTATCGAAGGACATCGCCCTTTGCAACGCCGTAACGCTCACTCAGGCCTTTGTCTTCGACGGCGATGATCGGCTTGCATCGGGTGATGAGCTGCGTGGCGCCGACGATTGCGTGCAGCTCGTAGCCCTCGACATCAAGATAGATCAAATCCACGATGCCTAGCACCTTCGGATCGTAGTCGTCCAGCACTTCGATTGGGATACCCTCGCCCTCAGCCCAGCCTTCCACGACAGCGTGAGCTCCACAGTTACCGACCTCGCGGTCCATCGAGACGTGCCCCGGTTGAGTACCGAGCGCCGCGTTGACAGCGAACACGTTCCTGTGCTTGATGGTGTTGTGGGCCAGGCATCGATAGTTCAGTGGATCAGGCTCCCACGTCCACACTTGTGAGAATACGCCGGCCAAGTGCTTCGCCCACACACCGCAGTTACCGCCGGCTTGAATAACCGTTCGCTTCTGTTTGGTGTGCCCGATTGCTCGTTCGAGATCAGGGATGCTGTCAAACACAACGGCTGCACAGTGGATGTCGTCCGCTGGCCACATGAAATTACGGACGAACTTAGTGGCGCCAAGTTTGCTGGTCATAGCGTATGTCCCAAGGTTTGGGATCGCCGTGGAAGACGATCACGCGTGCGAGTGTTGGTAGCGGGCGACCGGAGAGACTATCAGCTTTCCAACTGACGAACTCTCCCGGGTATTTATCCTGAAGACGACCCCAGAAAGCTTTTCCGCAGTGCTCTAGAAATGCTTGATCGCCGAGACCGTCTCGGTTGTAGAGTTCCATCCACACCTCCGGTCCTTCCATCCACTTACGCCAGATGAAAGCCTTGAAGTGGTGAGGGATACACATAACCGACGACTGAAGACCTTGAGGACGATAGAAATCTCTGAGGATCATCGGCGCCGTAATACCTCGTGTAAGCATTCTCGGTCGTCGGCGGATCCCTGTGTCCAGGTCGAAGTAGAAGATATCTTCGGGAAATGCCGGGTTGAAGAGCTCCATCTTCGACCACCAGCCAGGCAGGTGATACGTCAAACGACGCGCGAACGATCCTCGATCACGCAGCACGTCCTCGTCATCTGTGAACACAGTGAGAGGTACATGAGGACCTAGCTGATCCTCAAGCATCTCCACGTGTTCGCGAGTGTAGCGTCCTCCTGTCTTGAAGACTGTCGCGACAATCATCACAGGACGCCTGCGCGACGAGAGACGTTCATCAACGCATCATAGGCGTCGATCACGAGCATCGCCTGAATGCGTGCATCGCTCTCAGCATCGTGAGCTACAACCCACTTCTGCTCGGAGAACAGCTTCTGAGCTGCGTCCCTATCCCAGCGAGTGAAGATTCTGGCGGTCTCGAACAGCGTTCGGCAATCACGCGGTTTGCGGTAGGACCACAGGTCGCCTAGGTTCGGGGCGTGCCGTCGCTTCAGTGTTTCGAGGTGGGCAAGATCGAACGTCGGGCCGTTAGCCCACACTTCATCGACGCTGTCCGCCAGCATCTTCACACTCTTCAGAGCTTCACCGATGGCAACGCCCGGCTCATCTCGGAAGAAGGTTCGTTCGATGGCCTCGGGAGATTGCTTGAGCCAGAAACGAACAGTGTCGATCTCGATATTCCCGTGGCTGTCAAGGTCCACGTTGATCGTCCCTGAGTCTTCAACACCCGTCGGGGTGAAACGCGCCCAGCCGATTGTGGGAACCTTGGCTCCCGGGTTGAGGCCCAGCGTCTCGATGTCAATCATCAATAGTGTCATGAACGTCTCCTATGAAAGCGGGGCTGCAACACGATGCTACAGCCCCTTGACCAGCCTTACTACCTTGCGGAGGGGTGCCGGTCAATCCTCGTCGTCATCGTCCTTCGGGGCGAGGCCGGTCGAGTGGCTTACGCTTGTGGCAACTGGCGCCATCGGCATGTGCTTGAGCAGCTTATCGAAATCGACGCCCTGGCTAACCAACTTGTCCTGCGCCTTCTCGACCAGATCGGCAACGATGGTGTTGATCCGATCACACTGCTTGTCGGTGAACTTCTTCTTCTCGCCTTCCGTCAGCCAAATGGCATCTTCGCGGGTCACGTCAGCCTGTGAGCCTTTGACGAAAAGATAGGTCTTGGCGAGAACACGATATTTCATGAGGAACGCTCCTAGCGATGTTGCAACCGGCTCAACGTAGCGCAGAACGCGCCAGGATGCAACTCAGTTGTTCTGCGATTTAATTACCCACAGAGTCTTGGCGGTCTCGTAGGCCAGGAACGCCGCCTCGCTGGCCGTACTGCCGGTCGCCTGAGCACTCGGATAAAGTTTGGCTTTGACCATGTCGATCTTGCCGTCCCGAGTCCGCCACGAAGGCGGGGTGATGTTGCAGAAATACCGCGGGCTACCAGCGGCAAGTGACATCGCACCTCCCACGTCGCTTCGCAGTAGCCAGCAGCACTCGGGGAAATCGCGTTCAATCATCGCGATGGTTTCACTGAAGTCGGGTATCATCGTATTGCTCCTCTCAGGTTGACACTGTTACCGGCCATCAAGCCAGCGTTGGTTCCGATACCGCCAGCACGAGGTCGAGCCTTCTTCGGCTTGTCGAGCTTGACTGTGTTCTTCAGGAACTCGTCGGCCTCGTCTCTCAGTTTGTCGAAGTGACCTTGCACGACGAGCGCAGTGCTTCCTTCAGACACCTTCAGCTCGCCTCGCTTCATCTCCTGCACAAGCTGCGCAGCGCGATGTCGCACGCGTGAGGCACAGGCGAACTTGAATGTGCGACGAAAATTCGCTCGCGCGCTTTGCGTCATGCCCGGTACGAGATTGATCTTGTAGAACCGCTCGACCTGATCCGCGAGGTAGTTGAACAGATCACCGGCGGCCTTGTGGTTCTCAGGCCTCCCGACGAAATAGAACCCGCGATCCTTAGTCATGCGATTGGTCGAGATGATCGTCACGCAACCCATGAGCTCGCCAGCAGCGCCAGCGCACAGTTCCTGCCAGTCATGATCGAGTTGCGTCTGCTCGGATCGCCCAGCGACGAAGGCCGACTGGCGCAGCTCGTCCTGTGAGATGCCGTGAGCAATCATGAGTCGAGTCGCCATCGACATCGCTGTTGCTGCCTCAGCTTCGGACGCACCACGGTCTGTGGTGACGTTCAGCAGCTTGATAAGCTTGGCCTTGATTTCCTCAGACATGATAGCCTTCCTTCTCCTTGAGGAACGCCTGGTGGTCCTGATGATTGCGGACCTCGGCGTCTGTGAGCGGCTGAACTTCGAAGGATTTGCCAAGCTCCTCGTAGAGCTTCAGCGCAGCTTCGCGGGTGAGATCGATCACGTGGATCGACTTGCGCGACTCGCTGACACCCAACTGGATGATGACTTCCTCGCGAGTGCGGTGCGCATGAACGAAGCAGGAGACGTTTTCGGCAATCACTTTGCCTTTGAGGATTTCGCGAAGGTTCATGATCAGCTCCTGCTTCGTGTTGACCTTTATATCTTAGTCAGTACGGACAGGATTGTCAAGAAACAACTCAGATATAGTTAACGCTTTTGCAAGACCGGAGCTTGGTAAAGGATGCGTCGGCAATCCTTGCAGTGAGTCTTCCCAGGGATCACCGGCTTACCGCACACCAACCCTGTGCGATACAGCGTGGACCACAGAGGCCTGCGGCACTGGTTGAAAGCCGCCTCCATGATATCGATGGACAGAAGGTTAGGCTCATGCGAGATGCCGTCGTCTTCAGCACCAGCTCTGAGCTCCGTAGCTCGCTTGAGATTGAAGTCTCGATTGGTTACGAACTCGCCCCCGCTGGCCCACTTGCGCTTGCTCACGTCGGCGCTGTCACCAGCGACTTTCTTGTGAAGTTTCAACTTGTAACCGTTTCTCGAGCAAGCGCCGATGATCTGGTTACGGCTGAGTCCCATCTCAATTCCGATCTGCTGAGCCGTCAGGCCTTTACTTACCAGCCCTTTTAATTGCTCGAGCAACTCGGTTGACCATGCCCTTCCGGGTATTAAGGCCCTGTGCAATTTGTTCAAGCTCTTTCTCCATTGCTTCGATGTCTTTGTCGACTTCGCCTGACTCCCATCGGAAGTAGAACCTGGCCACATAGCTCTGGCGAGGATCAGCGTTCTGACGAAGTCTCAGTTGCCACTCGACCAATGACAGTGCGCCTTTGTCCAGATTGCATCGGCGGCAGACCATAACTCGTTTACCGCCGCCGGCAATCCTAGCTCGTATGTGATCGCGCGTTGGGAAGTCGCGGTCGTGAGCTCCATACTTGAGCGACATAGTTCGACCACAGTAGG